TCTTCAAAGAAAAACTTGGGTTTGATACCGAAGAAGGTGCTGATTCATTAATGACACAACTAGTTACAAAAATAGGTGAAGCATTTAACAGCATGGACTTTAGTGCATTTGATCCTTTAATTGGTAATTTATCTTATATGTTTGAAGGTTTGATTTTAAATCTTCAAAGGACTTTAAACAATTCAGGATTATTAGGTGATTTAGCAGTTGGTGATAGCAATTTAGCTACTCGAGAATATGATTATCTCATTAGAGGATTGTTAGAAGGTAGATTGTCTGGCGATCGAAGACAAGAAGCAATATCAGGAATAGAGGCTGATAGAGCAGCTACACTTGATGCATTATCTGATTTCGTAAATTCAAATTTTGGCATTCAGCAAATGTATCCAAAACAACAAGGCGAAAATGATGTTGCATATTTACAAAGACTTAGAAGTAGCAGTTTACTTGCTGAAGGATCAACAGGAGCACAATTACTTGATGAGTTAACTGAAATCCAAAACATGTTAGATAGTGTTCCTGCTAGACGTATAGGAACTCTTCGATCAACAGGCAGTCCGTTTGTAGAAAAAGATGGATTACAGTTTGTGCATAGAGGAGAGCAAATTATTCCATCAGGCGAAGTTAATCAAACTCGTCAGTCTGATGTGGTTGCTGCCATAAATCGGTTAAATACTACTACCATGCAATTACTCGCAGCAACAAATCAAACCAACCGCGGGGTTCGCGGAATTAGCAACGACTTCTTGAAAGGAGCGTTAACAGTATGAGTTGGAAGAAACACTTTACTCCAGTAGCCACAAGTATGAATGTTGGCGGCAGCTATTCGCCTTTTAGCTTTAACAAAGGCCAAGGCGTAGGTCCAGCAGCAGCAAACTACAGTTCTCACTTGCCAGACGTTTATGTTGGCTCTCCAAACCGTATTGAACGCTATGGTCAATACAACACCATGGACAACGACAGTGAAGTAAATGCTGCTCTTGACATACTTGCAGAGTTCTGTTCGCAGAAAAACAAAGAAAATCAAACTCCATTTAAACTGGTATTCAGCAAAGCGCCAACCAACACTGAAGTTCAAGTAATTGGCCAGTATCTCAAGCAATGGTGCAAGATACAAGAATTTGAAAAGCGTATCTTTAAAATCATTAGAAACGTGTTTAAGTTTGGTGATCAGTTCTTTATTAGAGATCCAGAAACACAAAAGTGGTTTCATGTTGATCCAGCCAATGTAACTAAAATTATTGTTAACGAATCACAAGGCAAACGTCCAGAACAGTATATTGTCAAAGACATTAACATTGCCTTTGAAGCACTGAGTGCAACAAAAATCAACACAAATCAAGCATATGGCCCAGGCGGCGGCGCTGGCTATCAAACACTTGATCAAAAATATATGACAGGAAGAACACCTGACAGCAACAACAGTAGATTTGGCAACGAAGCCAATGAAACAGCAGTTGATGCACAACATGTGGTTCACTTGTCAATGAGCGAAGGATTAGACCAAAACTTTCCTTTTGGCAACAGTTTGCTAGAAAGTATTTTCAAAGTATACAAGCAAAAAGAACTGCTTGAAGATGCGATTATTATCTATCGTGTCCAACGTGCGCCTGAGCGCAGAGTATTCTACGTTGATGTGGGTAACATGCCATCACACCTTGCTATGCAGTTTGTGGAGCGTGTAAAAACGGAAATCCATCAAAGAAGAATCCCATCCAAGACAGGCGGTGGCCAAACAGTCATAGACTCGAGTTATAATCCTCTGTCAATCAACGAAGACTACTTCTTTCCTCAAACTGCTGAAGGCCGCGGCAGCAAGGTTGAAACACTACCAGGTGGAACAAATCTAGGCGAAATTGACGATTTAAAGTATTTTACAAACAAATTACTACGTGGCTTGCGTATTCCTTCAAGCTACTTGCCAACTGGCGCAGATGACAGTGCAAGCCAATACAATGATGGTAGAGTAGGCACAGCGTATATTCAAGAATTGCGTTTCAACAACTATTGCGAACGCTTGCAAAGCATGATCACTGATGTTTTTAACAATGAATTCAAACTGTATCTTAATAAGAAAGGTATTAACGTTGATGTTGCTATGTTTGATCTAAAACTGCAACCTCCGCAAAACTTTGCAAGCTATAGACAAGCTGAACTTGATAACAACAGAATATCAACTTTTGCACAAATGCAACAAATTCCGTTTATTTCCAATAGATTTGCTCTTGGACGTTTCTTAGGATTGAGCAAAGAGGAAATTGCAGAAAATGAAAGACTGTGGCGTGAAGAAAACGACGAATACTTTAGTGCAGGTGATGTTGATGCCGCAGCGCAATTAAGAGATGCAGGTATCACTGGAAGCGACATTAATAATGATTTAGAAGCTACAGCAGGAGATGAAGTAGAAACTGACGATATTGCAGCTGGAGGTGACGAAACTGGAATAGGAGCAGACGATACTGCAACAGAGGCATAAATAATACTATGATACTACGTGAGTTATATTATTTTGATAAACAGACTATGGAACCCAAAGAGGACCAGAGATACATCTCTGACGACGACGAAACACCAATTTCAATGGATGACACAAGAAAAACTAGACTCACGCTAAAAGATATAAACAGAGCACGTAGGGCAGACGATGCTCATAAAAGAGAAGCTGAAAAAGACTTACTATATGTTAGGGCAATGTATGGACTAGCTGCTCAAGGTGGTGAAGAAGCAGTAGCATAGGAGTCAAATATTGCCCAAAGTATATATTCCTGGCGAAACTAAAGCTCAAAGAAAAGCAAGAAAAAAAGAAGAGAAAGCAGCCAGAAATCAAGCAGCTAAACTTCACGCACGGGTAAGAGAATTGCCTAAACCCCCTCCGCCACCTATAAGTCCAGGTCCTAGCGATCAAATAAAACAAACTGACATTTGTTTTGTATTAGGCAATGGAACCAGTAGAAAAGGCATAATTTTAGAAGAACTACGCCCACTTGGCACAATTTATGGTTGTAATGCTTTGTATAGAGAGTTTATTCCTGATTATTTGATAGCAGTTGATACAAAAATGATTAGAGAAATATCAACTAATGGTTATCAACACAAGTATCCAGTATGGACAAATCCTAACAAGTATAGTAGAAGTGTGCAAAATATAAACCTATTTCAACCTAATCTTGGTTGGAGCAGTGGACCTACTGCATTGAACTTTGCAAGTCAACAAAAACCCAAAGAAATATACATTCTTGGTTTTGACTATCAAGGCATAGGTATTAGAAATGAATTGGTAAACAATATGTATGCTGGCACCGAAAACTATAAAAACATCAATGATAGAGCAACTTATTTTGGAAATTGGGAAAGACAAACAGCAAGTGTAATTCAAAAAAATCCAAAAATTAGATATATAAGAGTAGTTCCTGAAGAAGGATTTTTTACTCCAAAAAGTTTAGAAGGACACGATAATTTAAGACACATTACTATAGAAAAATTTAAAAAATCTTTAAAATTATCATAAGTGCGCACAAAATAGGCTCGTTTGAGCCCATTTCTGCGTATATTTTCCTATAAAGTGTAAATATAACTGACAGCCTTGACAATAAAGGAGAATGACATGACTGATCAAACAAAATTCGAGGAAATGCTCGAAAAATTAGTCAACGAGGACCGTGATGGCGCAGAAGCACTATTCCACGAAATCGTTGTAGAAAAATCAAGAGAAATTTATCAAAACATTTTAGACGAAGCCGACGAAGAAGTTGAAGAGACTACAGATGAAGAAGTCGATGAAGCAGCTGACGAAGAAGTTGACGAGTCAGAAGATGACGACCTAGATGAAGCAACTGATGAAGAAGTTGACGAGTCAGAAGATGACGATCTAGATGAAATGTTTGGACTAGATGAGCCAGAAATGGAAGCAGATCCAGCAATGGACATGATAGGTGACATTGAAGGCGGCGACGAAGGCGACATGGATATGGACGACGAAGGCGACGACGATGAAGAAGCTGAAGGTCCAGAAGAAGCAATGGCCGATCTAGAAGATGCACTAGAAGCATTAAAAGCAGAATTTGAAAAAATGATGGGCGACGAAGAGCCAGGTGACGAAGAGCCAGAAGAAGAAGCAGTAGCTTTTGAATCAGATGATGAAGAAGTAGACGAAGCAGCTGACGAAGAAGTAGATGAAGCAACTGACGAAGAAGAAGTTGAAGAGTCAAAAGAGCCAAAAACAGCAAGCGAAGAAATGCGTGAGTATGTAGAAAAAATCACACCAAAAATGGGTGATACAGGCACAAACGGCACAAAATCAGCAGTAGCAGGTAAAAACGATATGGGCGGAACAGCGTCAAATATTGCACAAGGTTCAGCTGATGAAAAAGGCGGCACAGGCGCATCAGCACCAAAAGAAGATAGCGCAGGGAATGTTAACACTCCAGGCGGTAAGGCTTCAAAATCATTGAAGTCGCAAAGCCCAGCGAAAGCTGGAGAAGCAGCCAACAAAAAACCTGTAATGGGTGGCTGATAAGTTAAGGAGTTTAGATGTTTCGATTAACTGAATGTCTGAGTTTTGACCAAGCTAGAATGGTCGTTGAGTCTGCTGAAAACGATACAGGCGGTAAAGATTTGCACATGAAGGGCATCTTTATCCAGGGTGGAGTTCTCAACGCAAATAAGCGTGTCTATCCAGTAGAAGAAATTGGCAGGGCTGTCACCACGCTCAATGAGCAGATAGCTAACGGATACTCAGTATGCGGTGAAGTTGATCATCCTGAAGGACTTAATATTAACTTAGATCGTGTAAGCCATATGATCACAGATATGTGGATGGATGGCCCAAACGGTTATGGTAAGTTAAAGATTTTACCAACTCCGATGGGACAACTAGTTAAAACAATGCTTGAAAGCGGAGTGAAATTAGGTGTTTCATCGAGAGGTAGTGGTGAAGTTGATAACCAAGGTAATGTCCAAGGTTTTGAAATAATCACTGTGGACGTTGTGGCTCAGCCCAGCGCCCCTGGTGCATATCCGACTCCAATTTACGAACAACTCATGAATGAAAGAGGTGGATATAAGGCATTTCTCACAAGTAGAGAAGTTCAAGGCGATCCAAAGGCACAAAAATACATTGCAGAGAGCTTATTAAACATAATAAGCAGGCTCCAATAGAGGAGAAAATAATGGAAGCACTAAAATCCCTTTTAGAAAGCGATGTAATTTCAGAAGCAATGAAACAAGAAATTGAAGAAGCTTGGAATAGTAAAGTGGAAGAAAACCGCCTTGCTGTTACTAGTGAACTTCGTGAGGAATTTGCAAAAAAATATGAGCACGACAAAGGTGTGATGATTGAAGCTATTGATACTATGGTAACTGAAAAGTTAACCGAAGAAATGGCCGAGTTTGCAGAAGACCGTAAGCAACTTGCTGAACAAAAAGCAAAATATGCAGTAGCTATGAAGGAAAATGCAAACTTGATGAGTAAGTTTGTAACAGAAACATTAGCTAAAGAGGTTGGAGAACTACACGAAGATCAAAAAGCTATGGCTAACAAGTTTACCGTGCTTGAAGAATTTGTTGTTGAACAACTTGCAAAAGAAATTGCAGAGTTTAATGAAGACAAAAAAGACCTTGCTGAAACAAAAGTGCGCCTAGTGCGCGAAGGTAAGGCACACTTCGAAAAAGTCCGCAAAAACTTTATCGAAAGAAGTGCTAAAGCAATCTCTAAAACAGTTGACTCAGCCCTACGTGGAGAAATTAGTCAGCTTAAAGAAGATATTGACGCAGCACGTCAAAATGATTTTGGTAGAAAGATTTTTGAAGCATTTGCTAATGAATACATGGGTTCACACCTAAACGAAAAATCAGAAGCCAAAAAACTATTGAAAGTTGTTGATGCTAAAGACAAACAAATTGCAGAAGCAAAAGAATTAGCAATAAAAGCTAAAACTATTGCAGAAGCAAAAGATGCTGAAGTTAAGCGTCTAGTCGAAGCACAAGAACGTTCAAAAGTAATGAACGAACTTATTGGACCTTTAAGCAAGGACCAAAAAGACATTATGACAGACTTACTGGAATCAGTTCAAACTGCAAAACTACGTTCTGCATTTGATAAGTATCTTCCATCAGTAATCGATGGCAATAGTCCAGCAAAGCAGAAGGCACAGCTCACAGAGGCAAAAGAAATTACAGGCAATAAAGAAACACAAAGTTCTAACGCACCAAGCGATCACAATGTCGTAGACATTAAACGCTTGGCTGGAATATAAGGAGAAGAAAATGTCAGAACTATTAGAAAGTCGCTGGCAGGAGACAAAA